AAGCACAAGGTGTTGATCGCTTTACTATGCTTGGCGAAGATGGTACCCAACAAGAAGTACCGTCACTATCATACGTAACTAGTTTGGAAGAGCAGTCAAGAAAACAGCGAGCGGCTATTACTGTATTAGAGCGTAAGCTAACTCGCTGTGAGACTGCTATCGAGCAGTTGAAAAGCCTTATGAGGCCTTAAGTCTACTTAAAATTTCATTCTTAGAAAGACTTGCATTGGCTTTAACGCCACGTTGCTTTGCCTCTTTAAGGAGTTGAGTTTTAGTTAACTTATCGAAATCACATTTACCTGAACCTTTCTTCTTTGTAGAAGTCTTCTTGGTTGTTGCTTTTTTCTTCGTTGAAGCCTTAGGTTTTGACTCAGTAGGTATTTCTCCTGGAAATACATCCTCAATAATATTGGGCACTGATGCTCTACCTAAGATCTTGTTTATCCATTTAAACATAATTTTCCTCCTATAGGAACATATATTTAATAAATACATTACACAGGAGAAGCAAATATGGCTCAAAGAAAAGTATCAAGAGTATTCAATAAAGGTGAACTAACACTAGATAAGGTAGTTGGTGTAAGGCCTGATAATACAAATTCATTTATTAAGGCACCACTTAGAAAGGATACAACTTTTCGTAGAGGCACACCTTCAATGAAAACCGTTGCAAATGAAACTGCTGACGGATTTAAGAAAAACTAGGAGAACTTTATGACTAACTGGATAAAAGCAAGAATTGACGAGCGTACATCTTGGGATGGAGCCGCTCTTATTGCAGTAGGTGTTATTGTATTGATTGCAGGACCTTTTGCTAAATTAGCCGCATACGGTGCTATTGCATACGGTGCATGGACTATTTGGAAAAAAGAAGACTAATAATGTTAGCAGGAAAATATGATTTCACATATGTAAAGTCAGGCAATGTTAGAACATTGCCTGGTGGGTTTACCAAGCCATTATTTAATGTTACAATAACAGATACCGAAACTGATACTACAATTGAAGTTGATGATGTTGTTGAAGTGTTTGAACGTGAAGATTGGTTAGATACTATCTATACCAACAGTAAAAGAGCATGTGATAACCCAGACGACGATGCATGTTGCTATAAAACAGCACGTTACGTTTAAAGTTTACTAATATCTAAATCACTAGACGCAGGCATATCCCAGATATTTTTCTTGGTTACGCCCATCTTTTGAGCAAAAACCTTACTATCACAGTTCTTACATACGTGAAAGTAGTTGTTTGATATACGTTTAGGATCCATTGATCCTCTTGCACGTTCAAATTCTGTATTACAATTATCACAACGCATTACTACTAATGTAACATCACGCTTGTAGGTGTGTTCCTTGCCCGTTTTGCTTTTACGGGTATGCCTAGTTTGTGATTTATATTCTCTTATAAACATAACTATATTTACATTAAGATTATAAAAACATAGACTAAATACTACAAAGGAGTTGAATATGATCACACTTACTGATGCCGCAAAAACACAATTAGACAAATTATGTACAGATAACAACGTATACGCTGTTACTTTAGGCATGAAAGGTGGCGGTTGTGCAGGTTTTGAATACGATTGGGACACTGCTACAGAACGTTCAGATCTCGAAGATGACGCATTAATTGTTGAAGCTGGTAATGGAAACCTAGCAGTTGAAACAATGAGTTTGTTATATCTTGCAGGTTCAACTATTGACTACAAAACAAGCATTATAGGATCGCAGTTTGAAATAGACAATCCTATGTCTAAAAGCAGTTGTGGCTGTGGAGTTAGTATTAACATAGACATGGACAAACTTGCTGAACAAGAACAAATTCTTGCAACAGAATTAAAATAGCCCGTTGGAGTATAATTTAAAATGGCAAAACAAGACGTAAACATTGGTGTAGAAGGTAACGACGGTACAGGCGATTCAATTCGCGAGTCGTTTCGTAAAGTAAACGAAAACTTTAATGAATTATATGCAGTATTTGGCGAAGGTGGCCAAATATCACTTACAGACTTAGGTGACATTGCAATTGACTCGTTTGAAAACTTTCCAACTACAGACTCAGCGCCAGTTATGGCAGGTATCAATAATGATACACAAGGTAGTAAATTAGAGTTTTATAGATTTGCTTCAGATAAATTTATAGATCCTACACTAGATGATAGTATTGCGTTTGATGCAAGTAGAGTAGACGACGATGGCAGACCTGTTATTGTTGTTAGAGCAGTCAAAAGTGACTTAGCAAGTGACGGTAACCCAACACTAGGCGGAAACTTAGACATGGCTGGAAACTTTGTTGCATGCAATCCAGCACCACAAAATACTTGGAAACAAAAAGCAGAAGACAACGGCTACACCATTGACGATGTTCTTATTACTAAAGGTTACGCAGACTCCAATTACTTAAAAGGTGGTGGTACTGGCACAGGATCACAACTAAGAGTTAGAACAGAAAACGAAATATCTACTGAGGATTATACATTTACAATCAATAGTTACACTAGTGGTAACGCAGTTATTAATGACAGATATATTGATGGTGTATTAACAACAGGACAAGGACACGGCTTTGATAGTTCAGCAAATGGTGCTTCCTTTACATATAGTTCAACAGGAACATCAGCAGTTGACCAAACAAGTACAAAAGAATTAACAGATGTAACAGAATTTGCTACTGGTACATTCTTTGTAAGAGTTGTTAGTGATACACAACTTGGCTTATACAGAACTAAAACAGACGCTGAAGCAGGAACAAACAAATTAAATGTAGCAGGCGGTACTGGTACACAACAATTAGTAGACTTTTATTATCAGCCTAAGAAATTAACAGGCGACTTCCTTGCTAACGAAGCAATACCAAGAGAAAGCATTGTCCGTAGACAAGGTGATCAAATGGCAGGCAAATTATACTTGGAAGATCATCCAGGTGAACTTGCAGGCATAGGTACTCCTAATGGTATAGAAGATTTACAAGCGGCATCAAAATTTTATGTAGACAACACAAGTTTTGCTTCAAACATTAACTTGTTTGTTAGTACAACAGGTGATGACACACAAGCATCAACACCTCCGGGCAAAGAAGGACGTTCACTAGCATATGCATATAGATCAGTAAACGCCGCGGCACGTAGAGCAGAAGAAATTGTTGTATCAAGTCCAGTAGAACCTGGTCCGTACATGCAGAAAATTGAGTACGGTGCTAATGCACAATCACTTGTATCATCTAAAATTTATAGTGCAGACTTTAAAGCAGGTGAAAGAGCAGACTACGGAGCATCAACTGAAAAGTTTAACTCACTTATTGTTCAAAACAAAGACTTTGTTATTGCAGAAACAATTAAATGGGTAAGTTTACAAATTGACACAGCAAATGCTGACCTTACACTTACTGAAAGTGATCCAACTTATATCTGGAAGAACTTTGCATACAATGAAGCAATATGTGCAAGAGACTTAGGTTACATTATTGATGCAGGTAGACTTGATACACGTTCAAGTGCAACAGCAAACAAATTATCAAGAAGTGCTGGTTTAAGATACTACAGTAATTCAAGTGGTAGACTTGCTGTTACTACACAAGAAGCACAAACTATTGCAACAATTAACAAAGCAAAAGAACTTTTTGAATCATATATTTTAATTAACACGGCATATCCAAATCCACTTAACACAGATTACGATCAGTTTTTTGATGTTGGTTTAGTTGACGCACCAAGTGCGGCTATTGATGTGTTCAGTGCTAAGATTGCTATTGTTACAAATATTATTGATAACGGTATTGACTCGGCTCCAGCACTAAGAGAAGGTGCACCATATGTACTTAGAATTACTAATGGCGGTAATGACAGTGTATGGCAAGGTAAAGACTTAAACACAGACCTTATACCAGGTAAAGTTGTAACAGGCTCACGCAGTAATGCTATTGGTAGAATTATTACATACAGTAATGATATTAATGATGCTACTAACACAGACGAACTGGAACTAATACTTGAAGAACCATTTGAGTTTTTAGTTGACGGTGCTGGTAGAGATATTCAAAACGTTGAAGTTTCAGATTCGTTAGGTGACGAACTAGAATACGGTAACAGAGTTAGTCAAAAACAAATTACTATTAAAGTTGAATCAGGTATTTACGAAGAAGACTATCCAATTAAAGTAAGCTCACAAGTTTCAGTTGTTGGTGACGAGATGAGACGTGCAATTATACGTCCAAAGAATCGTGTATCACAATCTAAATGGGCAAACACTTATTTTTATCGTGACAAATACTTTGATGGTTTAACACTACACAACAACACAGTAACGTTTGCAGACGAAGTTGCTCTTACACTTACTGGCGGTTCGTTAACAGCATACAAAGGCGATATACTTACACAAACAAGTACGTTTACATATAACGAAGCAAAGTGTAGACGTGACATACAATACATTTTAGAGCAAGCAGGTTTTGATATTGTACTAGGTACAAACTATAACCAGATTGTTCAAGGTCTTGCATATCAAAACACAAGTGCAGGCGTTGTACAATCAAGTCAATTACAGCAAGAATTAGCATCAATTGGATTTGCAGGCAACAAAGTAGCATTATTAGATGACGTTGCAGACAACAGTACAGCATTAAATAGATCACAAGCATACTTTGCTACTGTACTTGATCTTATTGAAAATGGTAACACAGATGAAAACAGTGTTAACAGTCCAGGTGACGGTGACTATGTTGCTGATATTACAAGTACACTTGTATTCCCAGACTTTAATGGTGTTGACTCAAACAAAGTTGCGGCAAGAGACAAACTACAAGCAAACAAACCGTTTATTAAAACAGAAATTATTGCACACATTAATAATGACACTACACCTCCAGCAGGCTTTGATAGTGACATGGAAGACTTGCTAGAACAAAATGTTGGACGTTGGACTGATGCATTAACATATAACATTTTATATGGCGGTAATGATGCGGCTTCAACACAAGCAAGACTATACTTTACAGATACTTCGCTTAACATTAATGGTACATATCAAACAGTTGTTAAAGCGGCTATTACACATTTCAAAACTATTGTTACAGATATTTTAACAGGTGTTACACGTACAGGTGCAACAGGTAATGATAATACTGACGGTATTAACGATCAGATAATAAGTGGTAACAATGCAAGTGCAACAGAAGGTAGTGAAGCACAAGCATTACTTGATATTATCTACAACGCTGTTGACAATCAAACATTGCCAACAGGAGTTACACTTCCAACATCAGCACTAAATGCCGCAGATATTTCGCAGGCACTTAGAGATGCTAAAGGTGATATTGATACAAACATTGCTAGTGGTGATGCAAGTATTAATATTATTGATTTAACTATTGACTTTATTAATAGTAATACAGATTCAAGAGCAGTTGTACAAGAAGATGTTATAAACAGCACATCAGTAGTTGTTACATACAATGATGGATATAACCCTGCAGGAGCAAACTTCTCAGCAAGTCCACAGTTTAATTTAACAGATGATCTAAAATTAAACGGTGCGTTACAATCAGGATTAAAAGTTGCTTCAGCTGATACAACAAATACAAAAGACTTTGACATGGGTTGGCATTATGCTTCAGACTCACGCAAACCAATTAATACAAACAGTGCATTAAGTGTTAATAACTTAGGCAACAGAATTAACGCAAGTTTGATTCTAGCAGAAAACAAAATCAATATACAAGAAGATATATATGATTGGATGGATATCCAAGCAACAGCGGCACAAACAGCAGGCTTTGGTACGTGGGCTGAAACAACTATTGTATTCACTGGAACAGTAGCGGCTGTCAAAGGCGAAACAATGACACAGGCAACAACAGGTGCTAGTGGTAAAGTTAAAGATGATCCAATTAATGCCGCAGGTAAAACAACAGTTGTACTTGTATCGCCAACAACAATATTCAATACTGCTAACAAATTAACAGGTAGCGAATCAGGAGATCCTGGTGCGGCAGGAGTTCCAGAAAGTGTTAACGTAGGTAAGTTTAGTTTTACTACTAAATGTAAAAGAGATATTGGATACATTGTAGATGCACTTGCAAATGACTTAACCAAAGGTCGTAACGATGCATCAATGCAAGTCCAAGGCTTATACTACGAAGGCGCAGTAGAAGTTGGACAAGAAGAAATTACAACACAAGCAATTAGTAGAATTGCTACTGTTTGTGAAAGTTTACTTAATGTTGCAGGCATACAAGAGCCAAGCGGAACAGTACTAACAAGTTGGAAAACTAACTTTGCGGCAGCTGAAGATGGTTCAAGTGGTGTAGTAACTAACCTTATTAACACAATAACATACGCTTTCAATCCAGAATACAATCCACCAATACACAACAGAGACATGGATGTGTTCTTAATGAACGATGCTACAATCATACGTAACTGTACTGTACAAGGACACGGTGGATTTATGACAGTGCTTGACCCTGCAGGTCAAATTCTTACTAAGTCACCATATATCCAAACAGGTTCAAGTTTCTCACAATCAGTTAACAAACAAGCATTTAGAGGTGGTATGTTTGTTGATGGATTTAATGGTAACATGCCATTAGAAATTGTAGGTCGTAAAAATGGTAACAACTTTAGATTGTTTGCAAGAAGTAAACGATCACAAGTTCAAGTTAATGGCGTAGGTGTAGGACACGGTTTATTTGTAAGACGTCCTGAAGTTCCAGCACCATTCTATGTAAACGGTATACGTTACCAAGTTAACTCAATTATTAACCATGATCAAGAAAACGGTACTTGTGAACTTATACTAGATGACAACTCAGGTGTTAAAGATGGTAACGGAAACGGCTTAGGCTGGGAAGGTCCAGTTACACATTATACACTAGTTAACGATGTAAGAACTCCACAGTACGGACAAAGTGAAAACTATACAACAGTATTACAAACAGCTGGTAACAGATCACAGTTAGGTAATGACTTTACACAGATTAACGATTTAGGTTACGGTCTACTTGTTACTAACACAGGTTTATCAGAGATGGTTGGTATGTTCACATACTACTGTCATGCGGCATACTATGCAAACAACGGTTCTGAAATTAGATCCGTAGGTGGTTCAAATGCTTATGGTAACTTTGGTTTAGTTGCGGCAGGTAGTGACCCTAACGAAGTTCCACAAAGTGGTCAACTAGCATACAATACTGTACAAACTGCTAAAGTATATAGAAACGAATCAGCACAGTTTGAAGCACAAGAACAACAAAACTATGTTTATGTTTACGATACAGACTTTATTCCTTTACCAGAAGGTGAAATTGATATTACCTTTGCAGAAAGAACTGCACTAGTTGGATTTACAGGAACAAATACTGTAGAAGTTACTGGTCACGGATATGAAACTGGTACTAAAATTAAAATTGAAAATAGTGTAGGTGTTACAGGACTAAATGACGATCACTATATTAGTAGAGTTGATGCAAATACATTTACAATATTCTCAGATGCGGCACTAACAAGTGCTAGAAACTTCTCAGGATCTTTAACAACACTAGGTGCTGTTATACCAGCAGACGGAGCAGGTACTGATTTAAGAAAATATGAAGTTGTAAATGTTATACCAGCAATAGTAGAAGATTTAATTCCAGCAGTTAACCAACAAGAGTTTACACTTAGTGGTGCAGTTAAAGCACATTATGGTGATACAGTTACACAAGAAACTACAGGTGCTATTGGTAAAGTAGTTAGACCACAAAGAACAAGTAACGTTGACGGAGTAGTAGTTGGCGGAACAACATTGTTTATATCACAAGCAGACAGTCCAGCGGCATTGTTTAATACTAGTGATAAAATTAAAATTACAGATGTTTATTCAAATGAAGACACAACAGAATTTACTGACAACATAACTATTAACACTATTGATAGTAGTGCTGATACTAGTGGACTACCTCTTAAAGGTGGCAATGGTGCTGTTTGGAAAATTACATTTAGTAACCAAACATCAGATAACACTAGTGCAACAGGCGGACTAGCACAACAGTTGTACGGTGGTGAGTCAGTTGTTATTAGAACAAGAGCCAAAGTTATATTTGACAATGTTGAAAGTACAGACATTCGTCCTTCAACAGCAGTTGTATTATCAGAAGGTTCTAAAGTTTATAGATCACTTGCATTTAATGAGCAAGCAATTTCGTCCTGGGGTGACACAGCAGATCAAACATTACCTTCAGGATTTAACCTTGTAACATTTGATGACAACTACAAATACATATTATCAACAGTTTCAAAAGATAAATTTGAATCACAAGTTAAACTAACACTAGGTTCAACAGTTGCAGTAACACGTGGAGATGTAATTACACAAGGAAGTGCAAGCGGTGTTGTTACAGAATCACAAGCAGGTGCTACTGTAATTTACCTAAGTGATTGGAACGGAACATCATTTACTACAAACTCTATTACAATAAATGCAACAAGCACAACAGTAACAGATGTTGTAGAATTTAGTAGTAGTACAACATTCGGCGCAACAGCAGGCGATACAAAAATTGCTCTTACAAGTCCGGTAACTGATGCAGATTCTTTAGGAAGACTTAACAACGGCAACATGATATTTGGTTGGAAAGACAGAGTACACGTTGTTGTAGCATACCATGATGGTGAAGGTAATACGCAAGGTACTCCAGTAAGTGCAACACAACTAACAGGCTTTCCATACTATGAAATAGATGCGGCTCCACTTGTTGACAAGAGTACACAAGTAAGTCCAACACCTCCAGGTACAGGTATTGCTCGTCCATTGAGCATAGGTAGTACACAACAGGTTGTTTTAAGTGTTGGTGCGCAAGACGGTATTGGTGCAAGTATTACTGTTAATATTTCACTTAACAGAGCAACAGGACATGACTTTAGTAACATTGGTACTGGTGGATTTAACACAAGTAACTATCCAAACATACTATTTGGTAACCCTTCAGAAGCAAAAGCAGAAGCATATACTAACTCCGACGTAGCTGAAAAATCTCAAGTTTGGGAAAGAGGCAAAGGGCGTGTGTTTGTTATGTCAACAGACGAAGATGGATTCTTTAGAGTTGGTAAGTTCTTCGAAGTTGACCAAGGTACAGGTACAGTTAAGTTTGCGGCACAAATTAATATCTCAGGCTTAGACGGACTAGGATTTAGAGATGGTGAAACAATTAGTAAGTTTACTGGTGATAACGGTATGTCACCAATTGATAACAGTACAGTTCCAACATCATATGCTGTAGAACAATACATTGATAGACGTCTTGGATTTGATAGAAATATGAATGTTAAGGCGGCACTCTTAGGTGATGGCTTCCTTCCACAAAAGAATCCAATACTAACAATTACAAGAGATTCAAATAACAATCCAAACCATACACTAAACATGCAGTCAGGTAGACTTGTACAGTTAGCAGATCCAACTGATGACTTAGATGCAACTACAAAACAATATGTTGATAAGCGTGTTTTTGCTAATGATGAAGTTCAAGAACTTAAAGATATTGAACTAAATGATATTGGTTTTGAAGATGACTATGGTAAAAACGATTTATTAGTACTTACAGGTAACAGAAGAGTCTATGTTAAACAAACACTTGGTAACCCAGATGATTGGAGAATTGGACAATTAATTACTGGTGTTGCTTCTGAAACAGCGGCATACATTGAAGACCTAGAAGCCAAGACACTTGATAACGGTGAAGAAATATATGTACTAACATACTCACCATTACAAATTACAAGTATTCAAACTAGTGGTGCTAACAATAACTTAACAGCACAAAGAGGATTTACTGTTACACAGTCTGGCACAGGTGCTACAGGTGAAATACTTTGGGAACAAGATCAAAGTACAACAAATGAAAATAGACAAGTAACACAAGGTAATGAAATACGTTTAATTAACACAACTGGTACATTTGTTGCTGGTAACAGTGCAAACGTATTAACAATTACAGACTTGTTTGGTACGGCTGTTTCAACAACAGTTTACCCATTATCAATAACAATACCAACTGTATCAGACTTTACTAATGAAAAGATAGAAAATACAGATGGTGCATATGGTAATACAACAGGCGGCTTTGACGGTGCAGTTGTAACAACTACATTAGAATTTGCAAACGCAAGTGAATCAAATCTGTCAGGTGATGGCGTACCAGGAAGCACAACAAGAAGTGATGTTAACATTGCAGTCGAGCGTATACGTGGTACAATGGATAGCAATGGTCAATTATTAGACCCAGGTTCAACTAAAGTTAACCTACAACTACAAGATCAAAGTATTATTAATGCTGATGTAAACAACGAAGCAGACATTATACAATCAAAACTTGATATGAATAATGCTCCTGTACTTGTTAACAGCAACAACTTTGAAGATGCAAGTACAGCAGGACAACGTGTAAAACAAGCCAACCAAGGTTTATCAGCGTTCAGTGCAGATGCATTTGCTGAAGATCAAATTTGGACACTACAAGGTACTGATGTTGCGGCGTTTATTGCATCACTAGCAGTTAATGATGTTATTACACAAACTGCTGGTGCAAAAGAAGCATATGTAGTTGCTACTGATACAGGTGTTAACCAAATTAAAGTTAGATCATCAACAGCATTTACTATTGGTAACGCTGGTGCAAATAGACTTACAAGAATATCTATTAACCAAAGTGACTACACACAAGATGCTGATGCACAAAGTAATACAACTATTAATACTGTATTGAACACAGGCTTTATAAATGTTAAAGACCGTGGTATTACTTTTGATAAGATACAAAACTTACCAGAGAAAACACTTATTGGTCGTGCTGATATTGACTTTGATGGCGAACAAGAAGGTGCAGGCGAAAGTGGTATTACTAGAGCTATACCATTTAGTTTAGTAGTTGACGAAGGTGGGGGTCTACAAGATAAAGACTTTAACGACAGTGTACTAACAAAAGTTTCAGGTACAATTATTGTTACTGCTGGAGAACTTACTTTACCAAACGGTACTAATATTACACAGGTAGGTAACACAGGTGCTACAGGTACTGTACAAGGTGCAGTGAATACTGAAAACGAAATGGTGCTTGTAGATACAGCAGGAACATTTAATACCACAGGGCAACTACAAATTGTAAGTGGCAGTGCATTAGGTGTACAAAGTATTCCAACAGCAGTTATTAATTCACAAAATTTACTAGGCTCAGCACTTGTTAAAATACGTGACGGAGTTTATGGATCTAGTATAATTAGTAAAACAGGTTCAGACGATAGTATAGTTAGAACACTTAAAAATGGTGACACAATTTCAGGTGTAGACAATACACTTAACTTAGGTGGTTGGATTAACCCTAGAGGTTTGTTAGTAGATAGTCGCAGAGTATTAGATACACAAAGTGATACACTTTCCATATACACTCCAAACGATCATTTAAGTATACAAATTGAAGGTACTGCACCATCATCAGCCAATCCACTTTCAGATAAGAGTACAGTTAGCATACCAAATGCTTCATTGCAAATTGGTTCAACAACTGTTCTTAAAGATGCTATTAACTATGGCGGATTTGCAGGTAACTTCCAACAGAACACTGAAGGTCCTACGCAATCAGATAGTGAACCATACTTAGTTACACCGTGGGTTTACACAAACTACATTCAAGCAATAGGTGAACTTTCAAGTGAAGGTACTGGTATATCAATTGGTGCAGGTGGTAGACATACTGGAGCAAAAGAAATTGGTTTAGTAGTTGCTGGTTACACTGATGCACTTAAAGTAAAAGAAACAGAAATTTTACTAGGTACTAACGAAGTAACTCGTGTTAAAATTCTAAACGGTTCAACTAACGTATATAACTCATTTAATATTCTAGACGGAACAGATGTTAAATTTAGTGTAGCTGGTAATACAGGTAATACTAGTATTGTTGGTACATTAAGTGTTGATGAGGCTGTTACAGCAAACGGTGGCATTACAATTGACGACAGTGTGTTTGATGCTAATAAAATTAGTAGAACTAACGGCGACTTTGAAATTGAAACTGTTACAGTTGCTCCAGGCACAGGTGGTGACATTATACTTAACCCAGCTGGTAAGAATGTTATATTCAAAGAAGGCACTTCTGAAAGATTAAACTTTGATACTACTGTAGATGCTCAAGAGCTTACAACACAGGGTGCGTTTACTATTGATGTTAACGGAACAGAAAAAGCCTTTACTGTTGAAGCAACAGGTAACATTGTATTAGATGCAGAATTAGATATTGAACTTAATGCAAATGGTGGTGACGTTGTAATTAAAGATGACACAGCTGATATATTTAAGTTTGCTAATACTGCAAATGGTTTAGATCTTGAATATGCAGAACAAGATAAAGTATTACGTATACGTGGTAACGATGACGGTACTATGTTCAACGCATTAACTTTTGATATGGCCAATGACGGTGATGCTCAATTTAGTAACAATGTTACAATTGACAATAATTTGACTGTTACTGGTACAGTTAACTTTAATGGCAATATTAACTTAGGTGATGCAGTTACAGATACTATTACAACAACTGCTATTGTTACTGATGATGTATTAGAACTTAGACTTGACGATAACGATGCGGCAGGATTTAATTTAAAATTCCAAAAAACAACTGACAATATTGCAGGTGGTGATGACTTAGGTGTTATTACTTTCCAAAGTAATGGTGCAGTAGCGTCTACATTAGATCAAATAAAATCAACTATTACTGCAAATGCTACTGAAGTAGCTAACACCGCCGAGAGAAGTAATATTGTGTTTGCTACAGCAAGTGGCGTAAGTACAACTACTAATAGACTTGTAATTAGTGATACAATAACATCTAGTGCTAACATAGTAGCAAATAATACAGAGACTCTTGGTACAAGTGGTACTCCTTGGAGTAAAGCATATGTTACTAATAACTATGGTACACATCACGGTGATATCAAAGATGCTAGTGGTAATTTAATTGTTGATGTAGGCACAGCACAATCTGGATCAGATCCGGCGGCTACTGTATTCTATGGTAAATTTAATGGACCATTAACAGGTGGTGTTGATACTGCAGGTGTTGCAGATACACTTCAGTCGTCACAGGAAGATACTGCAACAGATGCATTTGTTTATCCACTATGGGTAGGAGATAACCTAGCGTATGCATCTAGAAACGGCCAGGATGCATTTACTACTGCTAACTTTAAAATGAATCCAACTAGTGGTAACTTAACAATAAGTGGGCAACTTAGCGCAGATACAATTAACATTGGCGCCAGCAATTTAAGTACTATTGGATTATTTACAGCAGACATTTACGCAAGTGACGGAACAAATAAAATACTTGATGCAGGAACTGATGGAAGTAATGCTACATTTAAAGGTGCTGTTACAGGTACTGTTAGTTCATTAAGCAATCATGATACTGCTGACTTAACAGAAGGAACTAACCTTTACTACACAGACACTAGAGTTAGCACTTATCTTACTAATAATAACTATGCTACTACAACTGATGTATCAAATGCAGTATCAAATGGTGCGTCAGCAAATGTAGCAGTTAGTAATTCTAATAACAGTAGTGCTAGTGACTTTTTCATTACATTTACAAATGACGCTGGTACGTCACAAGCAATAAGCATTGATAAAGATGCTAATTCTGGTTTAAAATACACACCTAGTTCGTCAACACTAACAGCATCAAACTTTGCTGGTAATGCTTCAACAGCTAATTTTGCTGACTTGGCAGAGAAATATGTTGGTGATCAAGCATACGAGCCAGGTACAGTATTAGTATTTGGTGGTGATAACGAAGTTACAATTTGTACAGCAAAAGGTGATCGTAAGGTTGCAGGTGTTGTTTCAACAGATCCTGCATACTTAATGAATAATACACTAGAAGGTGATACAGTTGTTGAACTAGCATTAACAGGGCGTGTTCCTGTTAAAGTTATTGGTACTGTTGAAAAAGGTGACATGCTTGTAACAAGTGCAATAGCAGGTTATGCAATGGTTGATAATGATCCTAAACTAGGTACAGTAATTGGTAAAGCAGTTGAAAACAAAGACGACGATGGCAAAGGAGTCATTGAAGTAGTTGTAGGACGTATGTAATAAATATAGTAAAGCGGAGACAAACATGGCACTAAAAACTATAAACCTAGGCGGAGTTGCAAATGACGGCACAGGTGATGATCTAAGAGAAGCATTTGAAAAAGTTGTTTTTAACTTTAACGACTTAGATTTAAGAACACCTGAGGCAACTACTGTTCTTAATTTAGGAAGTGGTGAAGGATTATATGCCAGTTCGAATGTTGATGAATTACAATTTAAATCATTAGTAGGCGGAAACAATGTAACACTAGCATCTACAGATAATGAAATTACTGTAAACGTTGATGCAGGAGTTACACAATTTATTGTGGCTGCCGATAGTGGTAGTTTAACAGTAACAGAAAATAATGGTTACACAGTCCAAGGTGGAACACTTATTTCAACAACAGTAAATGGTAGCAATATTACTATCGACTCAAGTGCGTTAGGATCATTAGAAGATGACCCAGCACCAAAACTTGCGGCAGGCCTTAATGCTGACGGATACAATTTAGGTAACGTTGGCTTAATAAATGCAACAACAGTAACAGCAAACTTTGCAGGTGACTTAACAGGTAATGTACATAACATTGATATAAGAGATCTTAACTATTATAAAGAACCTGCTAACAGTTGGAACTTTGGATCTATTACTCCTGTTGCAGTAACTAACTTATACGACTTTATGTTTCAAACAGCAGTTGTAGACTTTGGTGCTATTGCAGGCGGCGGCACAAATGTAAGTTTAGATCTTGGCGACGGATTGTAAGTCAAGAGACGATAAATATGCTATATAAAGGATTTTTTGTATGGCTCTGTGGACACTAGCAAATAACATTACTCTTCGAGAAGTAGAAGAAGGTCAGACACTTCGCCCAGCTAAAACGGGTGAAAATAGGTCGGCGGCCTTGTTGCCTATTGATTTAGGTGCAATAACTGATAGTACTATTAGTATTATAAGCGGAAGTTTACCCCCAGGACTTAGAATCAAAGAAGGAACACTTCAAGGAACACCTTTAGAAGTAGCACGAGAAACAGATTTTAAATTTGTTTTACGAGCAAGTAAAGATGGCAACATCGAAGACCGAACATATAATGTTAGCGTTAAAGGTGCCGATCAACCTATATGGGGAACTACAGCAGGTTCACTTCCAGTTGGAAACAATGATACATACTACATACTTGATAGTGCGCCAATTGATTTTCAATTAATTGCAACTGACACAGATACCGAAGCAGGCGAAACACTAGAATACTTTATTGCTAGTGGCGATGGCGAATTACCACCGGGCATACAACTTACTAGAGATGGTAGAATTGTTGGCGTTGTAGATCCTGTACTAGCATTAGACAAAGCCGCACAACAAGGATTTTATGATGATAGTCCGTATGGTGCATTTCCTTTTGATTTTGGTACAAGACCTGCAAATGGTTATGACAGTTTTTATTATGATATTGAATTTTATGATAAGAGTGTTGCTACTAAGTCACCTAAAAAATTAAATAGAAACTATCAATTCCGTGTAAGTGTAAGTGACGGTGACACAATACAAAAAAGATTATTTAGAATATATGTTGTAGGAGATGATTTCCTACGTTCAGACAACACTATTATGCAATCGGGTAACACATTATTTGGTGCTGATGCTACTTTTGTAAGAACGCCAATATGGCTTACACCTGCAGACTTAGGTTATCGTAGAGCTGATAATTATGTAACATTATATCTTGATACAATTGATGCAAGTAATACAATAGGCTTTATTACATATGCATTAAAAGACACAAACGATGACGGTAGTGTAAGTTCTATACCACCAGGTATGACACTAGACACAGGCACTGGAGAACTAGCAGGCACAGTTCCTTATCAGCCTAATGTTACCAAAGAGTATAAGTTTACAGTTACAGCAACACGTTATGTTGGACCTGCAACAAATACAGAAGATTTAAGTTTCGAAGTATACGAAACAACATACCCACAGAATAGAACTCCTGCAACAAAAATGAAAGCAGGCAAAAATTATGAAATTGTAAGTGTATATGGTACTACAGATTATACAACTGTTGGTGCGGCAAATAATGACATTGGAACAGTATTTACATCGTCAGGTCCTACTAGCGGAACAAACGAAAGTTTAGTTAAACAAGCGGGCGGTGCATACACACTAAGAATTAAAAAGAGTCCTTATCTTGCTAAACTAAAAGGTAAAACTTTTAACCTTAAAGGTACATTATATACAATAAGCGAAATTAATAACGCAAGTTATTTGTTTGATGTTTTAATTTTTACAAAAGCATTAGATGCACGTTTAAATGTAGACGAACAATTTACAACTACTGTAACAATACCTGGTAAGGAAGATACAAACTCTTCACCAAAAGACAAAACATTTACAGTTAAGTTATTAGGTAAAGTAGATAGTACACTTAATTGGATAAGTCCTAAAGCATTAGGAACTATCAATGCTAACCTAACAAGTACATTTAGTGTAAATGCTACTACAAGTGTTGAAGGCGCAAACGTAAGATATATAAAAGAAGAAGGCAGATTGCCACCAGGATTATCTTTAGCACTTGACGGAGAAATATTTGGTAAAGTACAACAGTTTGGTGAAAATAGATATAGAAGTTTTTGGAAAACAGGCAGAGCATATGTTAGTGATGACATTGTTAAAGTAGGTACAACAAAATATAAATGTTTAATTGCACACACTAGTCAAGCAGAGTTTATAAGTGATACTGCAAAATGGGAAGTTTATCCAGGATTTGCAGTAAGTGGTTTAACTACGTTTGATTCAAACGATATGTTGTTTGACGGTAACACTACAAGCATTGATAAAACTTACACATTTAAAACAAGAGCTGAAGATCAATATGGATTTAGTGCTATTAGAAGAAACTTCACTATTGTAATTAACGATCCTAATGATTTAGTATTCAGTAATATTGTAGTCAAAGCATTTCTTGGATCACAACAAAAGTTCTTGTATAATAGTTTTATTAGTGATCCTATTGTATTTGATCCAGCAAAAATTTACAGACCAAACGATACAGAATTTGGAACACAAAATGAATTAAAAATGTTAATGTATGCAGGGATTGAAACTGTTGACATGAATAAATTTGTTGCGGCGGCTGCCAAAAATCATAAACGCAAACAATTTAAATTTGGTAGTATTAAAAAAGCAGTAGCATATGAACTTGGTACTAAAGTGCCAGTATACGAAGTTGTGTACATTGATGTAATAGATCCACAAGATCATAGTTCAGGCAATGTTCAATCAACATTAAAAATAAAAAGTAAAGTTGATAGAACAATAAACAGTACACAATACGAAACACTTGATAACACAAGTGACGTAGTTGACAATTGGCCGGATAGACGAAGACCAATAAGTAATACACTTAAGATTGATAGTGATGCAATTAAAGTAGATGAAGACAAACAACAACAAAAATATATTAGTAACATAACTAATATGAGAAATAGAATTGCCGCTGTAGGTGAAACAGATAATAACTTTTTACCATTATGGATGCGTACACCACAAGAAAATAATATCGAAGCTCTTGGATATACGCCAGCAGTAGTATTAACTTACTGTAAACCAGGCACAGCAGATGAAATTTTATTAAATATAAAAAACAGTGCGTTTGATTTCAAATCAATTAACTTTGAAGTTGATAGATATATTATAGATAGCACTAGAGGAAACAGCAACGAACAGTATATACTATTCGCAAATTACGACTTTAACGTCTAAGTGCGATAAATACTGCAACAGGAGAATATAGATTATGTCAGACGTACCAGCAAACAATCCAATTAACACAGCAGATTTGGATATAGAATTTCCAGTACCAGGGCAAGACAACGATAGCCAAGGATTTAGAGATAACTTTACTGTTATTAATTCAAACAATACTTCTATCAAAACAAGATTAGAAGATATAGAAACTAATATTGTTAGAAAAGATGAGGACGTAACATATGTTCAGTCGTCTACTAATACAGTTACTATTGAAAATCCAAACGTAAAAGCACTTACTAAAACTAAAAAGAATATAACTACTGGAACTGAAATTGATTTTGCAGATGGCGACTATCATACTATTTCATTATCAAGTAGTAACACAACTGCAAGTACTGCTACATTTGATATCACAGGTTATGCATATGCTGGACCATACCAAAAAGTTATATTAGAAGTTTCAAGTGATGCATCTTATACAATAGCATGGAACTCTAGTGTTACAATTAAATTTAGCGAATCAAGTTTTTGGTCAACTCCAGTAACAAATAGTTCTAAAGTACACATAATTGAACTTTGGACAACTAACGGTAGCGTATACTTTGCTGACTACATAGGCGCATATGCATAATGCACCCGTTGTTTGAAAATTCTGACAATCTCTCTACTAGTGAAATAGAAGACAAAATCTTACTTTTAAACAGGCGATATTACCAAACTCGCAATCCTCAAGTACAAGAACAAATATCAATGCTACTAGATACGTATAAACTAGAACTAGAAACACGTATGGTAGCAGAGAAAAAACGTCAACAAGATCAGCAAAATGGCGAATCAGGACTTGACAATTTAATTAATATCAGTTAAACTAACTGTATGCTTATGAAAACAGACTCTCTCGGTATCCCGCGATTTACAAATAAAGACTTGGTAGAAATGATCTATACAGGTAATGTAGACAAATGCCATGTGGTATTATGTGAGCAATCTGACGATATAGACAAGTTTAATGAGGCTATGGAAGAACAAGGCTTTGATAAACTACAAAAGTATATTCCATTAGATGTAGACGAAAAAACGTTTGACGGTGTATGTCAAAGTGAATGGTTTATGCCTGATGAATACAAAGACATTAATGTATATGAATATGTACTAGGCAAAGCAAAAACACCTTGCGAACAACATGTACAAGATCGTATATGGGAAGAAATGGAAGCATACAAAGAACGTGATATGCACAACCTATTACGATATATGATCTATCTTGTAGACTTCATGCGTGAGAATAACATTGTATGGGGTGTAGGTAGAGGTAGCTCTGTAGCATCATATGTGCTATACTTAATAGGTATACACAAAATAGACTCAATCCAATATGACCTGGATTGGCGAGAGTTCCTTAGATAAATACGTATATAACCCCATTAGGAGAATAAAATGGCACTAAAAGGTAACAGCAGAAAAACTTATAAAACTATGCGTGGTAAAATGGTCGATATGGATCTTTTACAAGCACGTAATGAATTAACACCAGCAGTAGGTAATGCAAGAGTAAATGCACGTGGTGATGAAATTGGCCCAGGTGGCAAAATCATTAAGAAACGTGAAGAGCTTATGCGTGACTACTACGAAACAAACAATGCTATAGCACACGAAGAAATGCCTGGTAGATCAACAGAATCTGTACAAGCAGACGAAGTTGTAGAAGAAGCACCTAAAGCAAAAAAGCAAACTAGAGCGCAAGCAAAAGTCGAGAAGGCTCCGGAACCTACTGCAAAAGAAGCAGAAGAATTTGGTGATGATCAAGAATGGATCGAAGACGACAACGGAAATTTTGTACCAAAAGGTGAATAGATGCTACCCAATTTTATTGAAGAGTATGAACTCAACGATAAATCAATTTGCAATGCATTATTAGGTCTTTATCAAGAAGGCCATAAAAGAGGTTTGACGAATGACGGTGTTGTTGGAGATGCAGACACCGTTGATCATACTACAAAAAAGAGTACAGACTTTCCATTGCAAGAAGCAGGAAAAATTGGCCCAGCAGAAATGTTTAGGTGGCCAGACTATTTTGCAGAACTTTCTTCTTTTATAGATCACTACTTAGAGAAATATAAAATTCTAAAGTATGCTGGTAAACTTGAAATGTCACAGTTACCGCAAATACAATGTTATGAACCTTCTGAAGGTTTTTATAAATGGCATTGTGACGGAACACAACTTTCAAGTGATAGAGCTCTAGTGTATATGACTTACCTAAATGATGTGCCAGATGGGGGTACTGAGTTTATGCACCAAGAGATAACTACAAAAGCAGTAAAAGGCAAAACAGTTATTTGGCCTGCAGGACTTACACATATCCATAGAGGACAAATAGCAAAAGAAGATACAAAATATATTATCACCGGATGGCTCTGGTGGGACAACACAAAATAAGAGGAAAACAATGCCAACTAATGTAAACGCAATAAAAGGTAATTTAAGAGCAATCGGTAAGCGAGTACTTGTAACTGATATGCACTTTGGTGAACAAGTTACTAGAGGCGGAATTATTATCGCAGGTGACGACGGTAAACAGCGTGGCATATATCCACGTTGGGCTAGAGTTTATTCTAAAGGTCCTGAAAACAATGACCCGTATGAAAAGAATCAATGGGTACTAATTGAACACGGACGCTGGACACGTGGTATGAAAGTTGATACTGACGATGAAGGCGAAATTACAATTCATATGGTAGACGATGAATGTATATTAGCAATGGCAGACGAAAAGCCAAATGATCACCAAATAGGCGATGAAACAGCCAATGGTGGTTCAATAGATATCAACCCACAAGATTTCATAAACGCATAGGAAAATAAATGACAGACGTATTTGCAGATATTAATAAATTCGCAACGGCATGCGATCAAGCGCCAAGCGAAGCAAACTATAAAATGTATCTTGATCTAATTCGAGAAGAAGTAGGCGAACTAGAAGATGCTATTGCAGACAACGACAGAATTGAACAGTTAGATGCATTAATTGATATCTTAGTTGTTACAATAGGTGCAGTTCGAGCAGGCGGAATGAATGGCGAAGGTGCATGGAAAGAAGTAATGGACACAAACTTTGCTAAAATTGATCCGGATACAGGTAAAGTTATCAAACGTGATGACGGTAAAGTGCTAAAACCAGAAGGTTGGAAAGCACCCGAACTTACCAATTTTATCTAAAAAATTAAAATAATACTTGACTCCTAACAGTTTATGCGTTATAATATGTATAAACGTTAGGAGATTCTATGAAAATATCATCGCAAACAAGCGGTATTGGTACTACAGGTGCAACAGGCGTAGCACTATTAGTACTACATTTAAGCGGATACATTACAGGGTGGGCTTGGCCTATACTATATGTAATGTTAATTATTTCAGGCATTGGACAAGAGAATAGGAAATAAGTATGGCTATTCATGCAACAATCGACTTAGAGACCATTGACACAAAGCCAGGTGCAACTGTACTAAGTCTCGGTGGTGTTAAGTTTGATCCAAAAACTAACGGCGAACCTCACTCAGAATTCTATATTAAAATTTGTATTGAAGACCAAGATAGATTAGGTCGTACCGAAAGTGACGATACAATAGAGTGGTGGGGCAAACAAAAACCGGAGATACGTGACGAAGCGTTCGACCAAACAGGAGCAGTTACAGTAGATGACGCTTTAAAGCAAATTAGTAAGTTTAGTGTTGGTGTTGATACGTTTTGGGGGCAAGGATACGGTTTTGACTATACCATTATGGAAGACATGTTCCGCCAAGGCGGAAGACCTATTCCGTGGAACTTCTGGCAAATAAGAGATTCTAGAACACTTTTTGCGTGTTGTGAGAACGATCCACGTAAAGCAATACAAAACGATTTGCATAACGCACTAGCGGATGCTTATTATCAATCAAAAGCAATCCAGGTTGCGTACAAGGAGTTAGGAGTACAGAGGTGAAACGTGTAGCAAAAGAGGAGACCGCAGACGATAAACTCGTCCAAGAATATTTAAAAAACGGCGGAAAGATAACCTACTACGAAGCAGGACAACGTTCTGAAGAAATTGATTACAAAGGCGGATTTTACGCAAGACGTAAAAAGAAGAAAGAAGCCAAAGAGCGAGGAGACGAATAATTTGGTTAGATGGTATGATTGGCCAGCGGCAATAGTATACGCTTATCTTATTATGTATTTCTTCTTTACAATACCTATCTTTGGTGCTATAATAGCATACTTAATATATGAGTATTTGTGGGGACAGGTTTACTGTCAATTTAGATTACAACAGGAAAACACATGAAAGAATTATGGGTAGAAAAGTATCGTCCGAAAACAGTAGATGGTTACGTATTTCGTGATGACGCACAACGCAGTCAAGTAAAAAATTGGATTAAAGAAAAAACTATTCCGCATTTGCTGTTTAGTGGTAACGCAGGTATTGGTAAGACAACACTTGCTAAACTATTGTTTAATGAATTAGATTTGAATGACTTAGACATTTTAGAAATAAACGCATCGCGAACAAACTCAGTAGATGATGTACGTGATAAAATTGTAAACTTTGTACAGATGATCCCATTTGGGGACTTTAAGGTTGTATTACTAGATGAGGCAGACTATCTTAGCCCAAACGCTCAAGCGGCGTTGCGTGGTGTTATGGAAGAGTATCATACTACTGCTCGTTTCATTCTTACTTGTAACTATCCAAATCGTGTTATTCCCGCTTTGCATAGTAGGTGTCAAGGTTTTCACATTGCTAAAATTGACCAAACAGAGTTCACAGCTAGAGTTGCTGAAATACTTATTACCGAAGGTGTTACTCCTGATTTGGATACGCTCGATACCTATGTAAAAGCAACATACCCTGACTTACGTAAGTGCATAAATATGGTACAGATGAACGTGCAAGACGGATTACTACTTGCTCCTAATGAAGGAGATACAGGTGAAAGTGATTGGAAACTTGACATGGTTGAATTGTTTAAGGCAGGCAAGATTCAAGAAGCACGTAAATTGTTATGTGGCGCTATTCGTCCTGAAGAGATGGAAGAAGTTTACCGATGGCTATATGATAACATATCGCTGTTCGGAGATGATACCCAGCAGGACCAAGCAGTGCTAATTATTAAACAAGGACTGGTGGATCATACACTTGTTGTAGATCCGGAGATAAATTTAGCCGCAGTGCTAATTAAACTAGCGAGGTTGTAGTGACATACTTAGTAACAGACAACTGCATTAAATGCAAACATACAGACTGTGTAGCAGTTTGTCCAGTAGACTGCTTCTATGAGGCAGAAAACTTTCTCGCAATCAATCCTGAAGAATGTATTGACTGTGGAGTTTGTGTTCCAGAATGTCCAGTTAATGCTATCTATGAGGATACTGAATTGCGTAGTGAAGAACGAGAGAAGTGGGATGATATAAACCGTAAAGTTGTTGAGTCAGGTGCTCCGGTACTTGCTGAACAAATTGCGCCGTTGGATGACCACGCCGAATGGGATGGATATCCTAACAAGTACGAAGAGTTTGGTATTATACCTCTTAAGGAAATAAAATGACAACACGGAATGATATAACCGGGGATGAGCTAAGAAGCAAGACTCCTACAGAAAAGTATCGAGACAACTACGATAAAATCTTTGGCAACAAAGACCAAAAGATAAAACAACAAGATTTAACAGAGCTTAATGGTGACGGTAATAGAGACCGTGGCCGCAATGGAGAGGATTTAAGCAACAATGGCTAAACTAGTAAGTTATACACAAGCAACACCTGAATTTGAAGCTGAAGGCTTAACAGACCTTCAAGAGCTTGTAGCATTTTGTGCAAAGGTATCAAACCCTGCGGCACAAATTAATACAGAAACAAGTGAACGTTTGATTAAGTATTTGATCAAACATCAGCATTGGTCACCGTTAGAAATGGTTAATGCTGTTATTGAAATTGAAACTACAAGAGACATTGCACATCAAATTGTGCGACACAGAAGTTTTGCGTTTCAAGAATTCAGTCAACGCTATGCAGAGCCAGGTGAAATGGGCGAAGTGTTTATTACAAGTGAACCACGTATGCAAGATACTAAGAATAGACAAAACTCTATTGATGTAGACTTGTCAGAAGATGGCATGGCTGAACTAGTAGTCAAGTGGGAAGAATTACAACAAGATGTAATTTATACATGCGGTCGTGCATACGATTGGGCAATCGATAATGGTATTGCTAAAGAAGTAGCACGTAAAGTATTGCCAGAAGGTCTTACTAAAACACGTTTGTATATGAACGGTACGTTGCGTAGTTGGATACACTACATTGATTTACGTAGTGCTAACGGTACACAAAAAGAACATATGGATGTTGCAAAAGCATGTGCAACAGTAATATCAGAAGTATTTCCAATAGCAAAAAGTTTATGATGGGAGCAAACTGGCAAGCTGATCCGCAGAGAACTGTTGAAGAAAAGTTTGCTTGGTGGCCTACACGTAGTGGATCACATAAACTTATATGGTTAAAGCCATACTATGTTCAACACACTTACTATGATGATTTAGGTAAACCACCTATTAAAGGACGAAGTTGGGAGTACATCTATACTAAGAATGAACACTTAGTAGAGCAGTTAAAAAGATGAAACAAAAATTTATAGATGCATACATGGATGTGGCCGAAAGGTTTGCAAAGTTAAGTCATGCCAAACGTTTACAAGTAGGTGCTATTGTTGTCAAAGACGATCGCATCATAAGTATAGGTTATAATGGTATGCCTACAGGATGGGATAACACTTGTGAAACTTTAGAGTTTACTGCTCCTGGACAGATTGCTCCTAGTACTAAATCTAAGCCTGAGGTATTACATGCAGAATCTAATGCTATTGCTAAACTTGCTAAAAGTGGCGAAAGCGGATTAGATGCAACTATTTTTGTTACACATGCACCTTGTATCGAATGTGCTAAGTTAATATACCAGAGTGGTATAAGTACAGTATATTATAAAGATGCATATCGTAGTAGCGATGGTGTAGAATTTTTAAAGAAATCTAAAGTAAAGGTAATACAAAATGCTTGAAGAACAAGAAATTTCGCAGGAATATACTGCTGGTTGGTCTTCTAACGTAGAAACAGAATATCTTGGTAAGGGACTTTCTGAGAAAACTATCAGACTAATAAGCGACAAAAACAATGAACCCGAATGGTTACTTGATTGGAGGCTTAAAGCATTTAACGCTTTGAAAACTATGAAAGAACCCGATTGGGCAGAAGTAAATTATCCTAAAATTAATTATGATGAATTGTACTATCATAGTCGTCCTAAAAAATTATTAAACAGTTTAGACGAAGTTGATCCAGAAATTTTAGCAGACTTTGCAAAACTAGGTATTCCTCTAGACGAACAAGCAAAACTAGCAGGTGTTGCTGTTGATGCAGTATACGACAGTGTAAGTGTTACAACTACTTTTAAAGATATACTATTAGAAGACGGTGTAATATTTTGTAGTATTAGTGAAGCAGTAAAAGATTATCCTGACTTAGTTAAAAAGTATTTAGGCAGTGTTGTTCCACAAAAGGACAATTACTTTAGTTGTCTTAACAGTGCAGTGTTTTCAGATGGTAGTTTTGTGTACATTCCAAAAGGCACAACGTGTCCAATGGAACTAAGCACATACTTTAGAATCAATGCTGAACACACAGGACAGTTTGAACGCACACTTATTATTGCAGATGACGACAGTTATGTAAGTTACTTAGAAGGTTGTACTGCACCAATGCGTGATGAAAATCAATTACATGCCGCAGTAGTAGAACTTGTTACTTTAGAAAATGCTGAAATAAAATATAGCACAGTACAAAATTGGTACCCGGGCGATGAAA